TGTATTGCAGTAGTTGATTTATATGCTCATGGAGCTTCAGTAGCAAATGTAACTGGTCAAGCAGACACTTTAAATAGTTCTTATGCAGCAGCATACTGGCCTTGGTTACAAACTGATTCAGCAACAGGTAAGAATGTATGGGCACCAGCTTCAGCATTTATTCCTGGAGTATATGCATTTACAGATGGAGCTAACGCACCATGGTTTGCACCAGCAGGATTAGTAAGAGGAGGATTAGCAGGAGTTATTCAAGCAGAAAGAAGATTATCTCGTACACAAAGAGATTCTTTATATGATGCTAAAGTTAACCCAATAGCTTCTTTTCCAGGAACAGGTATAGCAGTATTTGGTCAAAAGACCTTACAAACTAAATCTTCAGCATTAGATAGAGTAAATGTAAGAAGATTATTAATAGACTTAAAAGAGTTTATTGGTAACCAAGCACAAAACTTAGTATTCGAACAGAATACAGTAAATACAAGAAATAAATTCTTAGCAGCAGTTAATCCATACTTAGATTCAGTAGTACAGAGACAAGGTCTTTATGCTTATAAGGTAGCTATGGATGACAGTAATAATACAGCAGATGTAGTAGATAGAAACCAGTTAATTGGTCAAGTATTTATACAACCAGCTAAAACAGCAGAATTTATAGTACTAGACTTCACAGTTGAACCAACAGGGGCATCTTTTGGAGCATAATAAAATAAATAACTATTTATAATAAATTAAAAACATAAAATGGCAGTATTAGACCCAAATGAAATAATGTTCAGAGCTTTTGAGCCAAAGGTGCAAAACAGGTTTGCCCTTTTTATAGACGGTATTCCATCGTTTATGGTAAAGAATGTAAAAGCTCCGAGCTTTACTGACGAAGTAATAAAGTTAGATCATATTAACTCTTATAGAAAAATTCGTGGGAAAAGAGAATGGCAAGATATGGATCTTGTATTATATGATCCAATCACACCTTCTGGAGCACAAGCAGTAATGGAGTGGGCTCGTTTATCATACGAATCAGTAACCGGTAGAGCTGGTTATTCAGATTTTTATAAAAAAGACTTAACACTTAATGTTCTTGGACCTGTAGGAGACATTATAGGTGAATGGGTAATGAAAGGTGCCTTTATTCAAACAGCAGACTTTGGTCAGTATGACTGGTCTAGTTCTGAAGTAGTTGACTTAAATATGACTATTTCAATGGACTACTGTATATTGAACTTCTAATAAACTACCACATATAAATCTTAGAACCCGGCATTTAGTCGGGTTTTTTGTTTGTCCCATAATTTAATTTTCGTATATTTATATAAAAGACAAGTTATATTTAATAAAATTTATGGAATCACAATTTAAAATACCCACAGAAACAGTACAATTGCCTTCAAAAGGCTTATTATACCCAAAAGATTCTCCCTTAAGTAAAGGTGAAGTAGAGATGAAGTATATGACAGCTAAAGAAGAAGATATTCTTACAAATAATAATTATATTTCAAACGGTACAGTTATTGATAAACTGCTTCAAGCATTGATTATTACAGAAGGAATTAATTTTAATGATCTTTTAATAGGAGATAAGAATGCTATTATGATAGCAGCAAGAATACTATCTTACGGTAAAGACTACGTTTTTAATTTTGGAGGTAAAGAGTATACAGTAGATTTAACTGGATTAAAAAATAAAGAAGTTGATATTAAAGAAGGTAAAAATGAATTCGAATTTACTTTACCTAAATCTGAAAATAAAGTAACTTTTAAATTTTTAACTCATAAAGACGAAAGAGAGATAGAGAATGAAATGAAAGGTCTTAAAAAGTTAAATAAAGACAGTAGTACTGAAACAACAACAAGGCTTAAACATACTTTAACTTCAGTTAATGGTTTAGTAGAAAAAAAAGATATTAGAGAATTTGTAGATAAGTACCTATTAGCAGCAGATGCTAGAGCACTTAGAAAATTTATGGTTACTGTAACTCCGGATGTAGATTTAGTATTTTATCCGGACGGCGTGTCGGGGGGCGTTGACTTGCCGATAGGCATAGGGTTTTTTTGGCCTGACGTCTAGTCATAGAACTGCAATATTCACTCAAATACATGAAATAGTATTTCACGGTAACGGCGGTTATACTTGGAGTGAAGTGTATAATATGCCCATATGGTTGAGAAAATTTACTTTTCAAAAAATACAAGAACATTTTGATTCTTTAGCAGAACAAAATAAAACTAAAAGTCCTAAAAAGAAAAAAACCTTTGGACCTGATATAAAACCATCCTTTACAGCAAAGGCGTCTAAAAAATAGACGTCTTTCCTATTTATAACATATATACTCTATATGGCAGAAGAATTTAAAGGCTTATCGCAAGAACAAATCGATAAAATTGATCAGTATAAAGCTAGTGCAGCAGAAATCTATAAAAGCTATAGTGATATTAATGCACAACTTAAAGACGCGGTTGGTGCGCAAGACAAACTTGGAATTGGACAATTTAGATCTGTTAATATTACAAAGGATATTGCTAAACTACAGAAAGAAGCTATAAGCTCTACTAAAGCTGTAGCTAATTTAGAAAAAAAGAAAAGTGAAGAACTTGCTAAAGTAGTAGCATTAGAAGCCAAAAAAAATAATTTACTTATTAAAGCAGCCGGTACTTCTGGTAAAGTAAAAGAATTATTTTTAAAACAAGCAGAAAATCTAGCAAATGCAGCTGATCAAGCTAAATTCATGGCTGAAGCCATTGGAGAAGTACAAAAAGATGCAGCTAAATTAAATAATTCAACTAAATTTTTTACTAGTCTATCCTCTGTTATAGGAGACATCCCAGGACTCCGTAAACTTTCCGGACCATTTGATGCCGCTGCAAAAGCATCAAAAGAAGCAGTCCTTAGTAACGCTAAGCTCAAAAAAGGATCTAAAGATATGAAGAGTCCTTTTGCTGCTGGAATGAAAGGATTTGGAAAAAGTTTAAGCGGAATGGCTAAAGCTTTTGGTCCAGCCGGTATTATAGCAACAGCATTAAAATTAATTTTTGAAATACTTAAAGGAGCGAATGCACAAGCTGTTGATTTAGGTAGGTCAATGGGGACTAGTGTACAAGAAGCTGATAATCTACGTGCACGATTTGTAGGTGTAAGAAAAGGTATCGGTGAAAGTAGAGCTAACTTAGATTACTTAATTGAAGCACAAAAAGACCTTAACTCAGAATTTGGAGCAACATTTGGAGCATCCCAAGATATACTTAACTCTCAAACATTTCTTACAAAAAGATTAATGATGAGCAGCAATGAAGCTGCAGGACTTAATCTAAGAATGAATGCAACAGGAGAAGCAGCATACGGTACTCTAGAAAATATTAATAATTTAAATAGAAGCTTTGCTCAAACCAATGGTTTTGGAATGAGTATGAAACAACTTATGGGGCAAGTTGCTGGAGCTACTGGTCAAGTTGCAGCCTCATTTGGTTTTTCTAACGAAGCTATAGCAAAAGGAGTACTTCAAGTAAGAAGATTTGGAGTAAATTTACAACAAGCTTCTAATGTAGCTAGTAATTTATTAGATTTTGAACAATCTATAGGTGCTGAACTTGAAGCAGAACTATTAACAGGACAGCAATTTAACTTAGAAAGAGCTAGAGCTAAAGCCGCAACCGGAGATATAGCAGGAGCAACAGCAGATGTATTATCTCAAATGCAGAATTTAACTGCTGAACAGAGAAGAAGTCCTATTATAATGGAAGCAATAGCTAAAGCAACAGGATTATCAGCAGATGAACTACAAAAAGCATACCTTATACAGGGTAATAATAAAGTAGCAGCTGAGGAATACTACAGAGTATTAAGAGAAGGAGATAAACAAGCCATTGAAGACTTTAAAACTAAATCAGGATTAGATAAAGCAACTATGGCTCAAATAGAAGCAAGAAAAACATTAGAAGAAGATTTTGCTGAGGCAATGAAAGACTTAAAACAACAATTTGTAGGCTTAGCCAAAGGTGGTACTTTACAAAGTTTAGGTGCCTCGTTAAAAAAATTAATTAAGTTCATAGGTTTCTTGACCGGTACAAATCTAAGTATCGATGAAAAAAAGAAAATAGCAGACTTAGAAAAGAAAGGAATGTCTTCCGAAGAAGCTAGAAGATTAGCAACAGCCTCATCTGGACCAGGAGTTATGGACTATTTAGGACTTATGAGCCCTGGTGGACTTATTAACCTTCAGATGAAAAAGAAAAACGCAGAATTTGCTAATAAAAAAATTGCTGCAAATATGGCACTGCCAGATGTAATTAAACCTGATGATTTTACTATAAGACAAAATCCAAAAGATACTTTAGTAATGGCTGGTGGTACTCAATTTGGTAAAGAAACAAACGGATTACTTAGACAGCTTATATCAGCTGTAGAAGGAGGAAAGGTAATAAATTTAGAAGGTAGAAAAGTAGGTGAAACATTAGTAATGTCAAGCTATAAAAGTTAACATATGTCAATTTTAAAAAATTATATAGAAGGTAAAACTCAACTTAATAAACTTAAGTACGGAACTTTTAATGTAGGAAATGAACCTATCATACAAAAAACTATTCCTTCTACTATCGAAGAACAAGGTAATAGATCTAGCCAAGGAAGCAAAAGAGCAGACGACTTAGCAAGAATAGCTGCGTTAATGACTAGATCACAAGGATTAAGTTACCTATCTAATGAAGCACAGTTAGGTAGAGTAAGAATAAAAGGTAAAGAACAATCAGAAGAAGGATCTAGTCTTCTAGGTAACCTATTAGGTGGAAGTGTTAATGCAGCTAGAGTACTTGGTTCTACACTTGCACAAGTACCAGTTAATAACACAGGTATACATTTTGTAAAAGGCTTTCAAGCTAACAGTCATTACTTAGGTAGAAACTACGCTGGTGAAGTAAAAGAAGGCGGTAAGTTTGTAAATACTGGATT